AACATAGCACTAATGTCTAAGTTGTAAACTGAATACTCTTGTAAAAACTCTGGCACTGCTTTATTAACAATATTAAATGCAAGTCCTTCAGCAATAGCAGTTTTACCTACACCAGGATCACCAACAAGTAGTACATTATTCTTACTACGTCTACCTAATGCAAGTGCAATGCCTTCAAGTTCTTCTGCACGACCAATTACAGGATCAATCTTTTGATCGCCTGCTTGTTTATTAAGGTTAGTTGTAAAGTCACGTAAAGCCTTTTCAGCGACTTGACGCATTTCTTCATCTTCATAAATTGTATCTAATTCGTTGTTCAAATATTCTGCAAAGCCTTCTTTTGTAAGACCTGACTTTTGAATATGATAATATGACCAACTTTTCTTTTCGCCCATAATACTTAGGAACACATCAGTTGTTTCTATGTGTTGACGACCGCTGAACAATACTTGTGTGAATGCTCTATTTAAAACCCTTTCAACTGTTGCAGTTTTCTTTGGTTTAAACTTTTTAACATCGTCAGCAACTTTAATTTCGTTAAGTTCTGTTTTTAAGTAATGCTCAATATTCTTTTTAATGAACTCAGGATCAGCACCAGCACCTTCTACTACCTTTACAAAGTTATCTACGCATAGCATAGCAAACAATAAGTGCTCAAGTGTTACGTACTCGTGCCTTAACTTCTTTGCATCATTAATAGACTTGTCAAATACTGCTTGTAATTCATCACTTGGTTCTACCATTTAATGTCCACCTTATATTTTTTAAATAATTTCTTTTGTTTCTTCTTTGCCATATCCAACCTAAGTTTACTTACTCTATCTGTAAAGTTAATACCCTGTAAGTGATCATATTCATGTTGGAATATTCTTGCATTATAACCTACAAACTCTATTGTACACTCTTTGCCTGCAGAGTCAAGACACTTGGCAACCAAAGCAGTTGCACGTTTAACCTTAAAGTATAAACCAGGATAACTTAAACAACCTTCTTCACCTTCTATAACTCTATCGTCAATCTTAATAATCTCTGGATTGATGATAGCAAACGATTTATCATAGCCTTCCATTTCATGTGGCTTCAAAATAAATATTTGTCCGTCAAGTCCTACTTGATTTGCACTAAGACCTACACCTGCATTCTTTTCCATAATATCAATCATTTGCTTTTCGATATCTTTTGCGTCAAGTGTATTGAAATCAAAAGGTTTGACTTTCTTCTCTAACCATTCGTTCGGGTGTAGTACTAATTTTAGTTTCATAACTTCCTTAATATTTCTTTTTGTTCATCCGTTAAGTTTGTAGGAACTGTACCTTTTATATTTAGATATACGTTTCCTGATTGACCTGTGTTATAGTTGGGAAGACCTTGTCCGTGTATGCTTAATGTTGTGCCTGGTTGTGTGCCTGCTGGTACATTAATACTTATAGTTCGCCCGTTGGGTAAACTTAGATTTGTGGCAGTACCTAATATTAAATCGAACACATTAATTTCTGTTTGTGTATGCAAGTCAAATCCATTTATTTCAAACTTTGGATCACGCATTATACGAACTTTTACAAGCAGATCTCCCTTAGGTAATTGTGCTATACTATCATCACCTAAACCATTATATTGGATTGTATCTCCGTGTCTTGAACCTTTTGGAATATCAATATTAACTGTTTGTTCTCTACCTGTGCGTGTTCTAAATGTAGCAAGTACACCTTTACCTGTGTACACTTCTGCCAGTGTAATATCACATGCAATAGTTATATTTGAATTACGTTGTGGTCTACGTTGTTGTTGTTGAAAGCCTCTACCAAAAACTGCGCCAAACAAGTCTTCCATGTTATTCCCATCAAAGGTAAAACCGCCTTGTTGAAATGGATTTTGTTGTTGTGGATCAATAGTTCCGTATTGATCGTACATTGCTTTCTTTTGTGGATCACTTAATGCTTGGTAGGCTTCATTTAATTCGGTGAAGTACTTATGATCACCACCCTTGTCAGGATGATGTTTAGCCGCCAATCTGCGAAATGCAGTTTTGATTTCTCTGTCTGAGGCATCTCGACTTACGCCTAATTTGTCATAATAATCCATAGTAGTATTATATACTTATTTTAGACGTTTGTCAAGAAGTATCTGATCTATTTGTCTGACTTTTTAGATGTACCTGTATAAAGACCAAACCATGCCGCACCAGCACCAACTACAATACTAATCAAACCTGATTGTTCCATTGTAGGTGCAGGTAAGTTCATGTACCAAATAACACATTTGTATAACAATACAATATAAACAGTTAAGAATAATCTTGGAAAAATTCTCCAAGCATCAACTGCCTTTGCTAAATGGATAAGTCCTTGGTAAGGATTTGAAGAACTATCAGTTGTTGAAGTGTCTACTTCTAAATCAATCTGTACGCTCTTTTTAATTGGATCACTCATTATTTTTTACCCTCTAATTTCTTAAGACGTTTTTCAAGTTCGTCTATTTTCTTTGTAACGTATGGATACTTTTGTCTCCAAGCATCATCTGGTTGTTGTAACCAAGTCCAGCCCCAACGTTCAACAAGATAATCTGCTATTCTGTCGAACCAACTATATAACCATAGTCCTATTCTTGTACTCTTAAAATATGTTGAAAACGCTAAACCAAATAGCGAACCAACTAATGCTGTGTATATCCACAAGCGATCGCTCGCCATTCTTTCAATCATTTCCCACATAAGTTTCCCTCTTTATTATATTAGTATTTATCGACATTTCGCCAAAATAAGTTGACATACTATATAAATAGTTGTATAGTACACTATAAATTTTCATTACATTATGGCATATTCAAAAGAAGTAGTAGACAGATTCAATTCTGTTCTTGCTCACCCAGAAGCACACGGTGTGGGTCGCTTTGATCCTAATGATCCAATGGTTGCAACAGGCATGGTCGGAGCACCTGCTTGTGGTGACGTTATGAAGTTGGATCTAAAATTAGATGATAACGATCGCATTGTTGATGTAAAATTCAAAACATATGGTTGCGGTAGTGCTATTGCAAGTTCAACAACTTTTGTAGAGTTCTTGAAAGGTAAGACACTTGACGAAGCAGTAAAAATAAGCAATAAAGAAATCGCTGATTTCTTAGACTTACCGCCTATAAAGATACACTGTTCTGTATTGGCTGAAGAAGCCATACAACGTGCTATCCAGGATTGGGCAGACAAGACAAAACATCGTAAACACAACAGTATTTAGAAAGTACAGGCGACTTCGCCCTTAGGTGTTATATTAGGATCTCTTAGATCCTCTATCTTCTCTATGCTTTCAGTATCTATTTCAATACCAGGTTTTAAATTACAGGTTGTTTTCGTGCAGGAAGCCAATACGAACAGCACCAACAGGATCAATATATGTCTCACTGTTTTTACTTTTCAGTCTTTTCGTCTTCGGATTCGTAATATTCTTTGTATTGATCAATTACTTGACGTTGCTTGATCATGTATGCACGGATCTGTGCAAAGTTTTTAGAAAGGAATTCGTAGTCTTTATCGCTTAAACCAAACAGTACAGGATCTTTACCTTGTTCTTTTAGTTTAGCAAATACTTCTTCTGCGTTTTCGCTTGTGATGATTACCCATTGTAAAGGCTCCATCTTAACTGCTTCAGGATGTGATAAGTTTAACTTCTCTCTTGGAACTTCTTGTTCAAAGATTTGTAGTTCTCTCACAGTTGAACACCCACTCACTGCAACAGCAAGTAAGGCAATAATTAATATGTTACTTATACGGTACATAATTTGGATTTGCTATACTCGGACATTCAGAATTGATTTCTGATTTCAGTGTAGCATTAATTTCCTTCTCTGTTAGTTCTGCTCCCATAGCAATTTCTACACATCTCATTGCTTTCTTGGTAGCATTGTTTACAACACGTTCTACTGACTCTGATCTTTTTACAGCAAGATCACCTAAGTCTCTTACTTCACCACGACCATTAATTTTATTAAAACGTTTGTCCAAAGCGGCAAACTCTGCGGCAAGCGTTTTATTTGTTTTTTCAAGATCTTTGTTTATTTCGAGGATTTTTTTAAAGTCATTAGCCTGTTGTTCTATCACAGCCTTTTGACTTGCAACACTTTGTTCTAACTTTAGATTGTTTGCTTCTGATGTAGCCAAGTCTGCTTTTATATTCTTAACATATACAAAGCCTCCGCCAGCACCTGCCAACATAATTAAAACCATTGCTATTTTAATTGATCCAAACATTATGCTTCTACCAGTTTAATAAAGTCGCCAACTGTTTTTACGTTGGCTTCGTCTTCACTTGAAATGGTTTTGCCTGTTGCTTCTTGTATCGCAACTGCTAACTCAATAATATCAAACTCGTCAGCACCTAAGTCATCTATCAAAGATGCTTCTGGTATGACTTTAGATACGTCAACGTCTAAATGTTCTGCTATGGCTTTGACTACTTTTTCCATCATCTTCCTTGTTTGCAAACTTCAATCGTAATCATCTTACCGTCGCCGTCTGCAAATTCTTTGTATAGTGAACCTTCGTGATATTCGTGGCCGCAGTTTTTACAACTTACTTGGCTATTGATATCGCTGTCTCTTTGGTCTCGTTTACTCTGCGTGTCCATCCTCTACCAAACGTTTCAAAAGTTTTTAATGACTCGTAAAAGTCTTGTCTAATTTGTTGGTATCCTTCAATAGCGGCAGTAACACCTTTCGCTTCACAGAATGCTTGAGTCTTAGCAATAGTGTTTGGACCAATCCAACCGTCAACTGTTGCTCCAACTAATTGTTGTAACATTTTTGTTGCTCTGTGACGTCCACCGTTTACACACATGTCGAATACACATAAGTCTAAACCTGCTGGAATATCTTCTGCCATAATTGCAGTCCAGTAATTCTTTTTATAGATAGGTGTTACATCGTCGATAGTTAGTTCTTTGATTCTATCTTTAGTAACTACTTTGCCCATCCAGTCTTCGTAAGTTTGTTTGGTAACGCCTAAGTTCGTTGCGCCACCTGGATCTTTAGGGTGATCTACGTACCCGCCTTCGTGATGTAGAATAACTTCTAAACACTTTCTAAAATTATCTTTTGCCATTTGGTTCTATCCTCGTTTACAAATTAGTGAGTACCCATTGTGTTCAAGTACCAGTTTTTTACCGTACTTGGTAATGTCATAATCACCTAAGTACTTTGTTAAGTAGATGACTTCAGCAAAGCCGTTGACATCTAATGACTCATTGATATTTACCTTCTCAGTGGGTGCGAAATCGACTATATTGAGATAAATCGGATCCATATATGTATTCTTAATACGTAATTGGTTCTCGTTTATAATATCAATTTCTTCAGCATAACTCTTGCTAAAGAAGTTTTTATAATTATCCATATTACTTTCATTAACTTTGATTTCATATGCGTCATGGTCTGTCGGGACCTTCTCGGCTAAATTAGCCTCATTACAATCGTGGCTCTTAAAGCCTTTGTAATATCTAAATTTCATGCCTTCTAAACTGGCAATCTTTGCTACTCCGTCTATAACTTCATGTATCTGTGTTGGAGCATCTTTGCTTCTTTCAATTTCAACAAACACTTTATACATACCATCACGTTGTTCACCGTTGGTTGCATCAGCGTCAAGTACAAAAGGGTAACCTTTTTCAATAAAGTTTTCTAAGTCCTTTGCACTACCTTCATTCTTAGTTGAAAAACTTAAGGTAACAATGTCTTTGTCATCACCCATTTTACTTTTGAAAGCATCTATTTCAAAAATACGGTCAACAAGACTAACTAAATCGCCTTTTCTTAATCCCATTATACTGCTCCTTCTGGCGGAGTCTCTGCGCCTGCACCTGTACCTGCTTCAACGCCTGCTTCTGCTGGCTCTGCCTCTGGTGCGGCTCCTGGTGCTTGTCCAGGCTCAGTGTTAATATCAACCATTTCATTGTATCCACTGTAAATGTCTACAATAAGTTTCTTAGGCATATTAATTTCTACGACCCAAATTTCTTCACGGTCAAGTTTGCCTTTTTTAGTGCCAGGTCTAATATCATCTGGCTTACGAATCTTTCTTGGTTTTAGTATATGATCTTTTTTATATGATACTTTACAGTCATAATCTAATAAACGTTTACCGCCCATAGGATCAGGCATTGCATCTCTTGGCCACATAAACGCACAAGTAACCCAATGTCTACCAATTTTAGGACCAGCAACTAATTCGCCATCTTCCCAGTTATCGTACACATATAAATCCAGTTCGTCAAGCACTCTTTCAAAGTCTTTTAGAACCGTAAATGCGGTATCGCTTTCGTAAATGCCCTGAATGTTTTGTATAACTTCTAATACGTCTTTCATATGCTATTTCCAATCTTATACACTTATTTATCCGGGTTAGGATTATAAGTATGTGGTTTTGTCACAGGATATCTCGCTAAATATTTTTGTAGGGAAGGTATCCTACAAAGTGTGTACTTTATCAAGGAGAACTTAATGGGTGCAAAAAGAAGTGCTCGGAAGAGCAAACAAGGCTACAATAACATTGTGGCAATTAACAACTTTCTTCCACAGAAGAAAAAAGAAGTCAAAATACTACCCCGAAACATTAACCAAGAAACATACGTACTGAAACTGTTAGACCCTAAGAAAGACATAGTCTTTGGCATAGGGCCGGCAGGAACAGGTAAAACTCTGTTGGCAGTACAAACCGCGGTTAAACAATTTAAAGAGGGCGTGGTAGATAAAATAGTCGTAACAAGACCTGCTGTAAGTGCAGACGAAGATCTTGGGTTTTTACCTGGTACTATGGAGCAAAAAATGGCGCCATGGACAAGGCCAATATTCGATGTACTTAAAGATTATTTTACAGCACATGAACTTGAAGGTATGACACAAGAAGGTGTACTTGAAATTGCACCTTTGGCATATATGCGTGGTCGTACATTTAAGAAAGCATTTATAGTTGCTGATGAAATGCAGAATGCTACGCAAAATCAAATGAAAATGTTATTAACAAGATTAGGTACTGGAAGTAAAATGGCAGTTACTGGTGATCTTGCTCAAGCAGATAGGCTTAGAGATAACGGACTCATAGATTTTTGTAGGCATTTAGAAAACAAAGGTACTACGGAACGGCTAACAGTAATCGAATTCCAGAGAGGGGATATTGAAAGACACGAGGCAGTTAAAGAAGTATTAGAAATATATGGAGATGTTTATTGATCGCCGGGTAAGTCGGTATCGTGAGCGTCAACAGTATAATATTTCTTTTGTTTAACCCACTTGATCCAGCCTGCGTATGTAATATTATGTAGGCTGGACACTGCTTGATGTCGTTTGATAGCAGTTTCGTTTAGTTCAAATGTCTTTGCAACTTGCGATTCTCTCTTAAACGGAATAACTTGAACTAATGGTTCACCCATCTTAATCATAGTGGGTTTAATTTCTTTTAACATAATATTAATAGGACTCTGTGGAGCACCTGTATCGTGATCCATTACACCTGGAACTGCTTCCCAGTTCTTACCTTCGTGATAATACATAGGAAGATATAAAGTACTGTATCCAACCTTGTTCCAAGTAAACCAAGGATTGTCTAATTTAACTGCACCTCTAACAGGAAACTTTTCACTTAGAAAATTGCCTAATTGTTCTTCAGGATGAAAGGCATCATTGTAAGTAGGTTCACTGTAACGTGTTTCTACAAACTTTCCATCTGGTGTAGGTGTAATTTCTATATCACAAAATGCAGGAATAACAAATCCCATGCTCATGTAATCTGTAATACCTGGACATGCTCTAACAGTTTTATGATGATCTATATTATGCTTACCTTTTTCATAGTAAGGACTCATCTCTTTAAACTTTTCTGGAAAAAATTTACCTGCAGGTTGTATTGGTGCATACTTACGTACTCCCCAATTCGCACAAGCAAAATTAATCACAGGTGTGTCGTCTGAAAAAAGACTCTTAATATAGTTAAACATATAGTTACTTATTGGAGGTTTTCAGCAAGAGGGAATATTGTGGCTATTACTTTGGCACAAGCATGGGCAATTTCCATGTGTTCTTTTTGTGTACCATTAGCACCACGCAATTCAATATAATGAACCCAACTACGTAATGTACCATTCATATATAATGTTGTTTTAGTAATACCTTCTGGTAAAACCTTACGTGCTTGTTCTTTTGCAATGCCTTTTTTAATTGCCCAATCGTATTCTTTTTTGGCTAAATGTGCAATACGCATTTGTGCGTGTAACCAATCAAGTTGTAGTTTTTCATCATCAACTTCAATACTGTTTTGTCTATTCTTTTCGTCCTGAAGTCTTGCTTCACTGTATTCAAACATATCGCCCTGCTCATCTGGATTAGCATAACGTTGGCTAAACTCCTGAAAACTAAAACTTCTATGTCTTACAATCTGGTGTGCAATATCTCTTGTAGTTTGTATTTCTAAACAAGCACTAACCATCTCTAATGGTGACCAATGTTGATGTTTAATTAGATACTTGATAAGTCTTTCATTAGTTTCTTTATTCATTTGGTTACTTGGATTACTTACTCTGGCACAAAACGCAATAAGGTCTTGTACATTTTCTAAATTATCTTTATAATCTTCAGTAGGCTTTGAATAACTTACTAATTTAACTTGCATGTTCCTGTTCCTTCTTGTTTATAGTTGCACTGATGTTGCCTGATATTGCAACTCTATCATGACTGCAATCCTGATGTGGTACATTATGACTTGTGTTCCCCGGAAATATTACCATCAATCCAGTTCTTGGTTTGACCTTAAAGTTTGATCTTGTAAACTGTAACGGGGAGCAGTTCTCACATGCATTTACATAATATACAAAACTAAATGTAGCAGGCCAGTGAGCATGTTCAACTGTATGATGACCTACTCCTGTTCTATAAACCATTCCCCAACAGTCAATTATATCCCAACGCATCATTTGTGCGCCACGTTGACTTAATCCTTCTATGCTATTAATACATTGCATTATAGCAAAGTCGCATATCTTTTTAAAGTCAGGATCTTCGTATAGTCTAAAGTCAGTCATATCCGCTTTTACATTGCTTCTATGTTGTAACTCATCACCCATATCATATATCTTCTTTTCAAGTATAGGATTAAGTGTATCAGAATTGCCGTAACTGACTTGTATTACGTCGAATTCTTCTTGTGAAATTAATGGTGTTACTTGAAAAAAGTCTTCCAACTATCCCGTCCTTAGTAATATATGATAACCGTACTCAGTTTTAATTGGAAATGTAAGCATTTCGTCTTTGTTTATTCCACTTATAGGTTTAGCAATTTCGTATTCCATATCACCTGGATAGTGAAACCACCCTAAGTCGCCACCATTCTTTGCACTTTTTCTACAAGCACTATGTTCTTTTGCCGCTTGATCGAAAGTTAGTAAACCTTCTATAATATCTTGAATAATAAAACCGGCTTCTTGTTCTGCCGCTGGTGCAGGACGGTTACTTGTTTGTGCAGTAGCACCCAGGTGGCTAATTAAAATATGGCTTGCTCTTAACTTTTGTATTTTAAAATCAGTCACTTGCTCCTCCTGGCTTGGGCGAGAAATACTTGTTAAACTTATCAGGAACGTCTGCCCAGTCTTCTGCATCTTCCGGAACATCGCTAATATCTTTTACTGCAATGTTTGGCCATTTGTTTGCATATTCTGTGTTTATATCATACCAACGTTTGCCAGTATCTTGTGAATCAGGAATAATTGCATCTACAGGACATTCAGGTTCGCATACACCACAGTCAATACATTCATCTGGATTAATAACAAGCATGTTTTCACCTTCATAAAAACAATCTACAGGGCATACCTCGACACAGTCCATGTGTTTGCATTTAATACAATTCTCATTTACAAGGTATGTCATATTATTACTTATTAATATTAAAGACGTGCTAATCTAATCATGGTCGCCGCCAAGTTAATCTCAGGATCTGCAACAAGAGTATGATCTACCAAGCCTTGTTTAATTACAAGTATTGCACTTTCTTGTTTTTCTTCGTCACCGAACAATGCAATGTTATCATACATCCACTTGTAGATATCTTCTACTTCATCTGGGCGTACTTGACTACAAACAAGTTTTCTTGCTTGATTAATTTTTCCTGCTTTAAATAATTCAACCATCTCAAGTTTATAATCTGCTTCACCTGTATCACCTTCTTGTGGCTTTTGTAAAGCACCATCAACTGCATTCATTTGCACCATGTTAATACATTTACGTAAATCAGGATAAGTTGCTTTTACATAAGTGTCAAGTGTATCTAAGTCTGGAGTAACACCTTCGTCAATTAAAATTTGTGCCACACGAGCAGTAAATTCATTTTGATCAATACGTTCAATATGAAAGCCTTGACATCTACTGTGCAATGCAGGAATAATTCTGTTAGGATAATTACAAGTTAGGATAAATCTGCTTGTTGTGTGATATTCTTCCATCACACCACGCAACGCCGCTTGTGCGTTAGGCGACAAATAGTCTGCCTCATCAAGTAGTACAACCTTAAACTCACCAAATGGAATCATTTGTACAAAGTTTACAATCTTATCACGTACATCTTCTACAGAGTTTGTTCTACTTGCGTTAATTTCTAATATATCTAAATCATTAAGTTCAAGTTCATTAAACAATAGTTTTGCAAGTGTTGTCTTACCTATACCTGCGTTACCACTGAATAGCAAATGCGGAATCGTTCCTTCCTTGATCCATTGCTTTACTTGATTCTTTTGATGTTCATCTCTAAAAACATATCCTTCTACTGTCTTAGGACGATACTTTTCTACCCATAGTTCTTTCATGCCTGGTTTATCCTTTTTCTTAATTCACTTGTGCTAAATGAATGTTGCCTTTTATTATAGTATATTTCTATGCCTTTGTCAACACATAATTCTTTACCTGTATACTCTTTTGATCTATATTCTTCTCCAATAAAACGAGTATTAATTTGGTAAGTTAATAGAATATCAATTATATCTTGTTCAGTTGCATATGGAATAATTTGATCGATATACTTACAACCTTCAAGTTGTACATATCTTTCAAACACACTCTGTATTGGTTTGTTTTTTTCTGGTCTGTCTATTGTAGGATCTGTTTGTAATCCTACTATTAGGAAATCACAGTTTGCTTTTGCTTCTTTGAGCATAGCAACGTGTCCACTATGGAACAGATCAAACGATGAGAATGTTATTCCTGTATTCATAGTATTATTATACTTGCAAACGGGACGTTTGTCAAGTCTTTTTTAAAGATCGCCGTCTTTGCGATTCTCCGAAAAGTGTACATCAAATTCGCCACCCGGATATCTTGATTTCAATTTGTTTACGTTTTCTTCTAAGACGTCATTAGGGTCAAGGCCCAAAGCACGACAACTGTTAATCCAATACCAAGCGATGTCGCCAAGTTCTCGTTTAGCATGAAATACTGTGTCTGCATCCAATGGTTTACCTTGGAATATACATTTTTTAACAATTTCAGCAAATTCACCTCCTTCTGATGCGATGCCAATTGCACCAGTTAATAGTAGTGCCATATTAACACCACTATCTTTTTCTAATTTTTCTAACTGTGAAGTTAGTCCGCCTGTTTCATTACTTTGTAATGAGGTAACCTTTTCTACAAAATCTTTGTACTTGTTTAGATCTACGTTATTCAACTTTACTTCCACTTCTTAATTTGCGCCAAAGTCTTCTGGCCTATGTGCTTCGTTATCTCCAGCATCTGTATAACTTCCAAATGCAACGTCTTCAGGTGTTTCATCTGACCAAGCAAGAATTGATTCTGCTTCAACTGTACGCATGTCTACGTAATTACCATCGTCATTTACATCAACTTGGAATGTACGTGTCCAGCGACCATGTTCTACAAGAACCCAATCATCTACTTCATAAGGATCAGTATTTGTTTTACCTTTGGAAACAACTTGTCCCCAACGTGGCTTAATACCTCTATCTTTACCATCATCACTTGTAATAATAATTCCCCCTGCGGTCTTTTGTTCGCCGAAGTTCATGTTCTTTACAATAACACGATTATGGATAGGTCTGATACTACCTTTTACTTTAGTTGGAACAGCAGGCTTTCCAGCCGCCATTGCTTCGTAGTCTAAACTCATTAGTCACCTCTTTTTACAAAATTGCCATCGTCGTCTTCGACCCATTCGTCTTCAACAACAGTTTCCTTCTCAACTTTTTTAGTTGCCTTTTTAGCAACAGGTGTTTCATTAACAACTGCTTCTACAGGTTCAGCCTTTTTTGCTACAGGTTGTTCATCTGCAACAACATTAGGATTGTCTCTGTAATAGTCAGCCATAACGTCTTCACGTTTTCTAATGATCTTACCACCTGGGCCTAATTCATCGCCACGTGCATTTACACGAGCATTTCCTACAGCCGGAGTAAGTTCGTTCTTTTGACGTAATAAATCCATGTCAACTTGTTTGCCTTGCATTGACTTGTAGACCTTACGTCCTTTTTGTTGTACTGCCATAATATTCTCCTATTATATGTTTACTTATCTCAGGAACTCGTGCCAGTCCAGGTCAAAGTGAATTGAGTTAATTCTGTGAATACCAATCAAATATAGCACATAACTTGCCACACTTGATCCTCTACCTACGCCCCATACTATATTATTCTCACGCATGAAGTCTACCAAATATATCATATACTGTAATAATGGATACATACCACGACCAAAATATTCTGTAAGTTCATCAGTTACCCTAATCCATTCGGGTGTATCTCGAAGTGCTACAGGATCATCAATTTGTAGTTCTTCCATCAGTTTAGTTTCTAACCATCTATTTGGATTGATCTCTTTATACTTCTTTGGCATAAACCAATCACTTTGGCATACACCATCAAATGTTTTTTGATCTACATCTAACGGAACATAAAATTGTAATTCAGGATTACCAAATTCCTTTGCCCACTTGTTAAACTGTTCAAGTTCATCATTCTTATCACAAAGAACAATATGACACTTGTCAATAGATCCTGTATAGATCATATCGATTAAGTTTTGATTCGTAAATGTGGGAACTCCGTTAGAGTCTGTTTTTATAAGCATGTATGTATTTTAACTGATATTAATGAGATTGTCAAGATCTTTATCGCCGTTTTCGCTCATTTCTTTTCTATAGCGTGTACGGAGTTCATCTCGATATCCGTCTAATATCATAGACATTTGCATTTGGACTTCAGGGTTGCGTGTCATGAAATACTTTTTGGAAAGTTGTGTTAACTTCTCCTCAATTTGCGGAGTCGTGAGTTCTTTTAAGTCTTCATGATGCGGATGAATCATAACTATGCCGCGTATGTGCCGTCGTATTTTACAAAGATAGTTGAACCTGCATTGTAAGTCCAAAAATCGATTACAATAGGATTGGTGTCGTTAGTTACTGAGATTTCATTCTTTGGTGAACTGTATGGCCAATCATTATGATATTTTAATGTTGAACCTGCTTCAGTACCAATAGTTAAAGTACGTGTTGTACCATCGTTAACAAGTATTACTCTAATCTTACCAACCTTGCCTGACTCAGGCCAACCAGTTGTTGTAAGTGTAACATCACCACTGATAATAAAAGTTTGAACTGGGCCAAACTGGAAGTCAATGTTCTGAGAGGCTTGAACAGTACCACCAGCGTTTAATTCTTCACTTACGTCAACTAAATTGGCGTTGGAAATATTATTTCCTAAGAAGTTATTCGCTTCGTTCTTTTTTGCTGTGTTATCTTGTAGTGCTTCAATTTCTGCTTTTGATGCAACGAAATTGCTTTTGATTGTACCAAAATTATCTCTAAACCCTTGTGAATCATTATCTTGACCTGCTACAGGGTATGCTGAGTTAATGCTTACATCATCAATATTACTTGCCATTTTATTACCTCTCTATGCTTTTATTTATCTGTTTATATATTGTGTTCATAATTTGCGAACAGTATATATTGGTCGTTTGAACTGCCCGTAGTGCTATCTATAATGTATCTATCAATATCAAAGTCAATTGTTTTAAAATTGAAGTTATTATTCTTAATATTAAGCATTATTTGGTCTGCTTGTCCGGCTTGACAATAAACAATGGGTATCGCACTTGTATACCCTAATTCTTGTACACTACTCTCTTGTGTTGTACGCATCCAAAGTGGTAAAAAGTCACGTTCTGTAACACCTGTTTCAGATATCCTATCTCTCATATTACGTAGATTTGATATGTATTTGGTGTTGTCGTTATCCTGACTTACTTTGACTGCACTGCTGTCAACTTTAAGTGTGTTAGTAATTGGTCTAAATCTATATGGTTCTGCTTGTTCAATTATGAATTCCTGTACACTTGTAACTGTAGTACCTAATCTTGTTGTTACTGTAATATTACCTACTGTAGGAAATACAACACGACCACTTCTTGTAATAATTTCTAAATCATTACCAATACTTTGTACTCTAATTGTAGGTGTACCTGTACCTCTAACACCAAGATCAAATGCACTTGAACCTGTTCCTAATGCAGTCTTATCATCTTGTGCTTCAAAAGAAATACTATCTACTGTAATGCTATTACTGTTTCTACTTTTAAACTGTGTTGCAGTTTTGCCTTTAGATGGTTCTGCAGGATCAAACACTTCTAAATATACAACTTCATAAACTATGTCATTGCTACCCGGATTCTTTGCTACTGCTTTTTTAACTTCACCTACTTTATAACTTTTACGTTTATGATTCTTTGCCGCCGCCGCTACATAGTTTCTAATATTTTGTGTAAGTATACCTGCGTATGCTAACATCTTAATTTCTTTTTGTACACCAAACTGCGGATCACCTGCTCTATAAACAAGGTCTGGTGGAAAGATACTTGGATCAGAAACAAATGCTTCATAACTACTTCTAACAGTTGACTTTAAGAAAGGCTTCATATATAAGTTACTGTACAAGTTATCATCTGGATCAAGAACATCAAGTGTAAACTCTTGTTCAACTGCACTAAATCCAAAACGGTCTTCTGCTTTTACTGTAAATTTAAACTCTCTATCTAATATAGTTTTAGCACCATCAAATGTCATTGCACCACTATCAAAGACCGTAAGTCCTGGATTATTAGCAGTACCAAATTGATTCACTTTACCAATTATCTCTCCACTGATGTCTAATTGTAATCCTGAAGGTAAGTTACCTGATACAATGCTATATAACAATCTTGAGTCTGGAACAGTTGTTGTTGCTTTTATACTTTTTGTTGAAATAAAGTTTGCACTAATATTTCCTAAGTTTGCTGGAGTTGTAAATTTAATAGTTGAATCAACTTCACCTAATATTTTAACTGTAAATGTTTTTGATTTTGTTGCAAGAATTGTTTCTGGTACGCCACCAAGTCTTGTTGCTTTAACCGTAAATTTATATTCTTTTGTAACTGCTGGTTGATAAGGTACACGACCTGCAATTTCACCAGTGCTACTATCTATTTGCATACCAGGTGGTAATTCACTTGTACTACCGTCATCATTAAGTGCTTCAAGTGTGTAAGTTAATCTTCCTAAGATTGTTTCTGTATCTAATACGTCAAGGAAAAATGTAAGAAAGTTATTAGCACGTCTGAAACCTAAGTTTCCTGGAGTTAACCAAACAGGTGTTCTTAAGTATGTATTGTCAGCACTAAACAATCCGTTTGCAATTTGCATTTTAGTATTGTCTGCTCTTAAGAAGTCATCACCTACAAGATAGATTTGAAACTTACGTTTCTTAATAGTATCTCCATCGCTAACACTAACAATAAACTCGTAATATCTATTTAATTTTCTTGGTTGTCTTGTTGGAATTCTGTCATCGTATATACGTACATCATAAAAGAAACTATCGTAACCGTTAGCACTTCTTTCACCAAAGTCGAAAGGAAACGTACCATATACGTTTGCATCATAATGACCACTGCCTGCACGTTTATCTAATGCAAGTACTGGTTCAACTAATCCAACAATTCTTCCGTCTGTTGTAAGTCTTGTTCCTGGAGGTAATTCGCCATCGTCATCAGCAATGAAATATTCAAGTGTATCACCTGCAGGTAAGTCTGGATCTATGGCTTGTAATTGAAAGTCTAAAACAGTATTATCAAGAACAAAATATTTGCTATTAGGATCAACAGCAATTAGTCCTTCTTTTGTAATCCATTCAGGTTCATCAGCACCGTCAATTAATATTGTGTATGTTCTATCTTCAATAGCACCTGAACTATCAGTTGCTCTAAGTACAAATTTTGATTCTGTTAATCTTTCTACTTCAAACGGAGTACCAACAATATATAATCCATCTATTCTAAGTCCGCCTGGTAATGATCCACTAATAACTTTTACTGTGCTTATAGTGTTTGATACTGTGTTAACAGGTAAAGCAAAACGTATAGTCGCATTTTCTGCAAATATACCTAAATTAGATCCTGTTTTTAAAGTCCAGATGGTTGCCATTTTGATTCCTTATTCAATAGTATTTATCGGAATATTGTGGCTATGATTATAGCGGGTTGAGGATTGTACCGTTATCAATTGAAACATCTGCAATGGTACTGTCTTCTTGTATCCCTGGATCATCAATTGTACCTAAATCAACGTTAGTTGCTGTACCTAAAAATTCAATAATGCTTGATGTACTACCTGTAATGTTACCAAAGTTAAATCCGTAAATATCTCTTACGTCAATGCCATATACTGTAGTTTGTGCATCTCTTACGTTTAAAATAGTTTTATTATTAGCATCTAAATCACCACCTAAAACTGGTGTAGCGTCTGTGCTTAATTCTGTTGCAGAATTAATTGTAATACCACTTGCGCCGTTCTGTGCTGTGGTTACATTAGTACCACCTGCAATGGTAAATGTATCACCTTCAGCAAGTGTAATGTTTCCACTATCTGTAGCAACAATTAACTGTTGTAAACCGCCAACACTTGCAATAGTAACATTTGTACTATCTGATGTAACAGTAACATTTCCGCCTGCTCTGATCTTTTTGAATTGTAAATCAAACCCAGTCTTTTGTGCAAATACACCTTGTCCTTCTGTACCTAAGTTAGATGCAGTTGTTTGTTCAGGATTACGATTGTCAAGTTCTGTAAAGTTATTATTAACTTTTACAAACGCTTCACGTAAATCATCACCTGTTCCGTCATTTGCTACGCCGCCGATATTAACTGTTTGTATTGCCATACTAATATTTATCCTATTCTGGTGGTCTCTTCCTAACTGTACGTTTTGCCCTTGGATATAATGCACCTGCTGTAGGTCTTAAATTATAATCTTTTTTAGGGTGTACTGTACCAGTCAAAGGACGTTCGAAATTGTACTTTGCGTGTTTGTTAGGTGAACCTTGTAAGTCATCTGTATCTGTTGGATCGTCTGTAGATACTGCATCATATAGTTGTCCATCTACTGCCCACTTGCTTGTTATGTATGCCTTAACATCTTCTTGTTTGTAGTGTGGGTATGTTTCCATTAAACATGCAACCAATCCTGCTACCTGTGGACTTGCCATACTTGTACCTGAAATCTTTCCAATTTTATAACTGGGCGTAACGCCGCTTCTCGGATCTGTTGTTCCACCACCTGAATAACTTGTATTCAAAACTGACATGATAGATGTGCCAGGAGCGTAAATATCAACGCCAGGACCACAGTCACTAAATGATACTTTTCTATCTTTTCTCACACTGTCAGTATCTTGTGTAAGACCTGTGTCAGTAGCACCAACACAAATATTAGGTATATCGTATGTTCCGTTTACATCATCGTCATTTGCTGTAGGTGAAGTTCCACGCATATAATAATATGTATTGCCGCTCATTTCAAATGTGTTATCCCAATCAGGACCACCCGGCACATCATGTTTCCATTGACCGTTGCCAGCCGCACCTATTGTAATAACACCTTCGTCTATGGCATCTTCAATGTCTGCATCAAGTGCCGCAACTCTTACAGGAATACGTTGACCTGCTATAAATCCCCAACCATTAAGTTGTGCTGTTGTAAAAGAACCAGATGATTGTTTGTTACCATTTTGTTCAATTGTTAAATCAATCTGTGTAGGTGTTGCTTCGTAAAATTTATATTCATATCTTATAGTAGGCGAACCTAATGTACCACTTGTACTTGCATTACCTTCCCATACTAATCTATAAATTCTACTACCAACTGTACCTGAAGTACCATAAAAAATTCTTTGACAACTACAGTCTTCTGCTGTTACCATAACCTTTGGAAAGTTAGGAGTATTCTCATCGATACCAGAATAAGTTGTCGCTCCACCACCAAATGTAAGATAACTGTTTGTACCCATATAGATAGTTGGTGAACTTTGATTTAAAAATGTTACATTGAACGGTACAGTAAGTGTCCAGTATCCGTCATCATTACCACCAGTTGTAGGCGTAACACTTGCCGTCAATCCTGTTGTAGAAGCAATAGGTATATTTGTACCAAGACTTGTAACCGTTGCTGATGGACTTCCACCTTGATAACCTATAAGTGTACATCTTAACAGTGCCGCCGATGTTGGATCAGTACCTTCTGTAACAGTTGATTGCCAAGTAATACTGTATTGTTCGTTGTTAGGTAAACTAATATTTCCACTTATAATATTAACTTCAGCAAATCCACCATCAACTGATGTTGCACTATCTGATTCAGTTTGAACCGTAGCACTGCTTGAATCTTGAACTGTAACTGTAAGATCAATATCTGATATACCTGTAATTCCTTGTGAACTAACATTGTGTTTATAGTTAATAGTTGCAGGTCCTTGTATAGTTGCTGTGTAACTTGCATTAGGTAAAACATTTAAACTGAGTTCAATTTCTCCACCTGTTCTTACAAAGCCTGTTGGTATGGCATTAAAGTCACCACCGACCGTTCCTTCACTTCCTGAAGTTGTAATACGTTGTGAAATGTTTTCTGGATCTGCTGTAAAAGTTCCTATTCTTGTGTCAGAAGTAAACACACCTGAAGTACCATTATAAGTGGTAGTACCAGTTGGTGTGAATCTTGTACCTCTAAAGGTTACAGCATCAATAGCATCAAAACTCCATTGATATCCAAATATACTCATTCCCCATGAGTTGTTGACGACTGTTGGATTTTTAATTCCTGTACTTCCGTTGACGGATTTGTTCGCGTGAAATTGTCTAATGTAATCGAACACGTAAGGAAAATTAGTATTACCAGAAGCGCCAGCATAGTAGAAAAGATTATATAAATTCGCATCTCTTGCCCATCCTTGTCTGTTTCCTCCCGCTGTACCCATTACGTGATTAGCGTGGTAACTTCCAGGATTGCTATAACTGTAGTTCCCCGCCGACCCGCCTGTGATAGCCGGATTGTGTTGATACCAATTATATTGCACGATGCGTTCCGCAGAACCATCATCGGTGTCTTGTCCTGACGGTTGTTTGTATTCAGGATGTCCGATGTATATACCGTCACCATCGCAAATAACTAAATCTACATTCCGACCAGTTGCATTAAATGATATTGTGTCGTTAATTTCTGTGGTAGAATATCCCCAATTGGTTCTATTCGATCCTTCTACAAGACGTAGAAGTCCCCAGTTCAAGTCTGTGGCTGTGTTTGCTGAATTACGTGCAAACAAACCTGTCTGTTCAATTATTGAATTTTCTGAGACATCTAAGTTTGCATCTTTAGGGTTGAGTTCAACCGCTAATACTCTTTCGTCATTGCTGACTAAATTCTTTTCTGATTCTGTAAGCCAATATTCTGTTGTTCTTGATTCTGGTCTTGGATTGTGTACACCTACTGATCTATCTGGAATGTGTAAAGAACCACCTGGTGTTTCCATGTCATTGGCAAATGCTACACTGTCTACACCTTTCTTAAGTGTAACCATGTAGATCTTTTTTTCTACATGCTTCTTTAAAGACATGTTAACCCTCCAGTTTGAGTAGAGTTAGTGTAGATGTTATTGTTGCAGTTCCCCCACTTTTGTTTTTCACTGCCGCATAAATTGTTGTATCGTTTGCACTGTTCCAACCTAATACTGCTGGACCAAACTCAATAGTTTGTGCACCATTTGTTAATACTTCAGCAATTACTCCTGCGTCTGGTGCAGGGTCAACACCTTCACTTCTACTTGCATCTGCTGTTCTTGCCGTTGAACTTGTGTAAAGTCTTACCCAAGCCGCTGATGTTGTTTGTATGCTCATTAGCATGTATGATTTGAAACCTGTAATAGAAACATCTTCGCTTACATCATCAGCAATACTATTTGTTGTTACTGCCGCTGTTGATCTTGAAGCAAGTCCTTCTGAACCTCCTCCGCCACCTGATACCTGTGCGTCCACATAAGTTTTTACAGCACTCTCTGTAGGAACTGCTGTATTACTATCACCAGCAAGTGTTCCGTCTGAACTAAATTCATTAATTGTAACACCTGAAGAAAATCCAACTGATCCTGTGTTAACTAAACTTACACCTGATAAGTTTGTTGAAAAAGTAAATGTACCTGAGCCGTTTGTTGTTAATACTGTATTTGCCGCACCGTCTGAAATACCTAAGTCTGTTAAGGCACTTGGTGCGTCTGTAATTCCGTAACCTGCAAGTGTCGTTGGTTTACTTGTAATGCTTGTGAATGGTAATTCAAAATTAACTGCGTCCCAAGTTAATCCTGTCCACTGCATAATTTGACCTGCTGTAACATCACTTACACTTGTGTCATCTAAGTCATCTACTTGATAAACAGGTTTGCTTGTAACATTGTTCCAGTCTAAGTAATAACTTCCTGCAAAGCCTTGAAGTGTGTCAGCATTTAATCCGCCACCACCTGATGTAATATCATCTGCTGGTAACCATTTATTGTTTAACCATTTTAATACTTGTCCGTTTGTCGGAGGTGTTGTTGAAGTGTCAACATCTGACATATCATCAATGTCAAGTGGAATAATTGGTTTGTTACTTAAATCGTTATAACTACCACTTGTTGCCACAGTTGCATAAGTTGGTAAGTTAAGAAGGTTGTTATATGATACTAAACTATTAATCCATTTGTTTGTAGTAGTGTCATATTTTAAAACTTGATGGTTTGCAGGAGCAGTAATAGTAACATCAGTCAAACCTGGTAAATTACTTGAACCACCTCCACCGCCACCAACGCCAGTTGCTCCAATAGTTAATGTATTAGCCGCATCATTGTATGTTAGTGTGATACCTGTTCCTGCTACAAGGAAATCATTTAATCTATCATCTACACGTTCATTTGAAAAATACTGTTTAGTACCTTCTACAATATCATCTGTGTTAGATGGAATAGTTGGCGTACCTGTTAAGTCTGCATAATTTCCACTAAAAGGATTATAAAGTACACCAGCAACTGTTAAACTTGTTGCTGAAATATTACCTGCACCGATAATGCCAGATCCTGTTAAATTTAAATTATCACCGATAGGTAACTCTTTTAATTTATTACCGTCTGCTGTATCTACTATAAGTGGTATTCTATCTGCCATTGTATCTTCCTATTTGTAATATTTATCCTTATGGTGCTGAACTCTT